AGCACCTCTTTTTCTAGGTTGATCTCTCTCAACAAAATCTTTAAATTTCCTAGCCATTCTCTTGCGATCTATCTATTTGCGCATAACTTATTGCACCTTGAATTGTATTACTGCCTGTAGCTGCTTGCACTGTTATTGCATCTCCAGCTTCTAAATTTAAACCTTGTGGAGTAGAATTAACTTGTGATTTTGCAGCAACGTCATCTCTAAAAAATTCATACTCTGTATTTGAATCAGAGGAATCAACTAAATTCATATTAACTAATATAGCTGATGACGCATCAGTATTAGAACAGTAAACACTTTTTACTATTACTGTTGCGTTAGAGGGACAAGTAAAAACAGTAGTTTTACCTGTACCAGCTTGTTTAAAACCCTGATTTTTATATTGTATAGTCATGATAAAAAATAATTGAAAGCGTCTTGTTCGTTTTTAAGTTCTTGTTGATAAGATGTGTTTAACTTATCTTGCATCGTTCGTAAAGACTGAGTCATTTGTCTTTGGTTTTCTTCTGTGTAAGCAGGTGTGGGTTCTGGAATTATGATATCTACTCTTGCCATTATCTCATTCCATCTTGTTGTATGTCTGCTCTAAAAGTACCATATCTCCAATTTTGATCAGTAGATGTATTTGCTATCTTTAGACTTGCAGCTCTAGCTCTAGCTCTTGTGTCTACCTTATCCGTTGTGCTTGTAACCGTAAAAGGTCCTAAAGGAGATGAAGCAGAAGCGTTAGTAGAATAATTTCTTAAATTTAAAGTTACTTGGCAGTCACCTACTAGTAATTTAAAATCTGGAATAAACCTTCTCATGCTCATAAGAAATTCACCATCACCTAAATTAAAATCACCTGATTCTATAAAAGCGGGTATAGCTATTTTATTTCCTTGTGTATCTACTTCGTCTGTTCCAACTTCGTGAGCATAGTAAGTAGTACTTCCGTTTAAGTTTGTTACTCCTTGAATTAAAGGAAAAGTAGGTACTGAGGTTGAATTAAATTCAGTTGCATAAGGCACGTCATATAAATTAGCATCTACCCATGTAGTCCTAGCTAATGAACCTGTTGTCCAAGTTCCACTTTGATAATTATAAGTTACACACCTATCATTAAATGATGAACCAGATTTTGGATAAAACCAAGTAAGTTCTTCATATAAATGATTTAAACCTACATATACTGATTCACCGTTTTGGTAATTAACTCCAAGATTATTTCCTTTATTAGTAAATACAAAATCCTCTACTAAACAAGGTAATGATTTGACAGTACCATCATAAACAAAAAATCCACCAGATTCACCCATCCAATAAACAGCACCATTAACATATTTTATAGAGTGTTGTCCAATTGCTCCACAGTTTGAACCTACCTGTCTTATTGAAAAAGTAAAAGGTGGTCCTACAAATTGAATTACATAAGCAGAATTATCTGTTAAAACTAAAGTGTAATCTTTTCCTTTAGCTGCTCCAACAATCTTTGTTCCTGAGTCTAATCTAAAAGTACCCGCAGTATTAACTGATGTAGGTTGGTATTCACTTATATTCTCTTGATCAGAAAATCTAATAAACATTTTATCTTGTGTACCTGCAGACCCTATTGTAGTTTCAGTGCCTAACATCAATAGGTGTCTATCTCTATCCGAAACAAGTGACATTACCGATGCTTCTGGTGCTCCACTAACAACAGTTGCTCTTGTTGTTAAAGCATTTGAATTTGAATTAATTGGACTCCACTGAAATGTTTTACCATTTTTAATAGTTGCAATTAAGTTTTGTCCAAAATTATCTAAAGACCATGATGCAGGATCTATTGTAAGAGTAGAAGTTAAGGATGCTTGTCCCCATGCTGTATAGTACTCAAGACCAGTTCCAGAAGCATGTGCCGATCTTGTACCTGCAACTCCTCTAGTAATTCCTGTTAAATCATTTGTAGATATTCCTGTGTAAGAAATAAATTCTGTGCCAACCTTTATAGTACCTGTTGTTGGAAATCCAGTTGTTGATACAAGTGTAATAGAAGTTCCAGATCCTCCAGTACCTGCGGTGTCATCTAATAAAGCTCCGTTTAAAGTCCCAAATAATTGTTGTCCTCCACCCCAAAGTCCTGTACCAAAACCAAACCCATAAGTAAAACCTAAAGCACCTGCACTTATATAAGGATTAATTGTTGCGGCTCCACTTCCATTAACCGTAGTTCCTGCTGCACTTGCCATTGTAACTGTAAACGTATCACTATTTGGAACAGTAATTACTTGAAAAGCATTTGTTTCAAAATTTGCAGCAGTGTATCCCGCTCCTACCGGAGGAGTTACAGAAGTAAATGTAAATAAATCTCCAGGTTGTAATGCATGCGCTGCTTTGTTTACCGTTACTGTAGCTGAAGTGTTTACAGTATCAAACGTGCATCCAGTTATTGCAGTGTCTAAAGGTGTTATATCATAAAAAGCACCTTCATAATAAACTATTAAAACTTTGTTTGTGCCTATAGCTGCGTATCTTCTTCCATCTAAATCAGCCCATACAAACTGTTCTCTTGCTGCACCTACTAAAGATGCATTAACAAGTTGTTCCCAACCACCTATTTTTTCAGGTAATCCATATCTAAATCTTACAAAGTCGCCATCAGTCCATTGACCTTCTGCGCCTGTTTCTGTTACTTGTTTGTTAAATCCTGGTGCTATTTGTACGTTTGTTAAAGGCATGGCATATTATACCATAAGCTTATTTATTTTTAAAGGATATATAAAACATGCCTATGTAGTCTTTATCTGATTGTCTTTTTTGAATTATTAAAGTTGGACTATCTATACTAATTGCGCTATTTTGTTTTGTTTCTATTTTTTGAATAGAACCTAATAAACTATGACCATTTGAACTATCTAATATGTACACTAAAGTTTTTTGGTTTAAGTTATGCACTATAGCATCTTCCTTACCTGTCTTAGGAATTAAAAATAAACAAGCATCCGTTATAGGGTCTTGAATTTTTTCTTTAAAAACACTTAATAAACTTGTAAAAGAACTATTAATTTTACTATCCTTGACTAAGATATGTGTAAATAAATTACCTTCTTTAAACCAAGGTATTTCCTTACTATAAACAGCAGCGTGAATCGGCCAAAATTTATCATTATTTAAAAAATTATTTTGAGAGGTAATCATTTAGTTGGTACTTCGTTATCTATACCATCTTCTGACTGTACCTCTTTTATTTCTTCAGGTAAATTTTTATGCAATTGAGCAATAACTTTCATTAAATTGTTTTCAAAATGTCTTACTGCTAAAGGTGTCAATGTTAGTTTTTTGGTTTCAGAAAATATTTTTATTTCTTCATCGCTAAATTCAATATCTACAGCTCCTTTTTCTTTACATACAAATCTCATTTTGGGGCACCTAAGCATTGTCTTTGATCAAATTTATAACATGCATTTTTACCATTTTCCTCTACATAATGTAAAAATATTTGTGCTTGATAATCTCCTTTAAGTTTTTTTCTTTCATGATTAAGTTCACAACCTAAATAAACTACACCATCACCAGGTTTTAAATTTACTTTATTATCTTCAATATAGATAGGCCAATCAGTATCTCCCATTATATTTAGTGTAACACTTATCTCACATGCCTCTCTATCCTTATGTTTTTTTAAATAACCACCATATGTATACATTCTCCAAAAAGAATACGTGGGTAATAATTTTTTACCTACTACTTTTTCTATTTTTGGTTGAAGCATTATTAACAAAGATTCAGTTGCAAAATCAGCATAATGTTGACTATCACCAGCGGTAATTTGATCATCATTAAATAAAGGCATTCTGTTATCAAACTGATGTTTAAATTTACAATATTCTTTAAAAAAATTAACTAAATTTTCATTTAAGATATTACTTATTTTTTTATACTTAAAATCTTTACCTATAATGCCCATGATACTACCGCATACCTTTCGCCTTTTGTAACAGGGAGAACCCCATGTGGGTATTGAAAACCACTTGGCCATATGACAAGTGAACCTTTCTTAACTGGAATTTTTATTGTTTCGTTTATTAGTTCAAAATACAATTCTCCACCCTCATAATTATCATTAACTAAAAAAATAAAACTTAAAGTCCTAGGACTATTTCTAAAATGATCTACATGTGTTTTGTAAAAACTACCTTTACCATAAGTTAACAACTGTAGCTCACTTACATTAATATCACTGTAATTAATTTTATATGCGTTACAATATTGTCTTTTGTAATGAGTAAATAACTTCATTAAATAGTTAGACCAATAAGCCATTGTCATACTTTTTAAGTCTGGTCCTGCATTGAAAAGATATCTTACTCTTGTTTTTCTAATCGTTGGGTCTATTCTTCTATCAAGACCAACTACACCAGGTTCGTTTCCTAAATGATTTGATTCACAAACTTCTTTCAAAACCTCTAATTGATTATAAGGCATTGCGTTTTCTATTGTTAAAATATAATCTCTAATTTTGTCCATTAAAAAAAACTACTTTTATTCCACCATTTAGTCCTATATCTATGAATTATATCTAGGCTATGTTTTAAAAAATGTACCTCTGCTTTGTTAGTTTCATTTTTTTTTGTACCTGTAATTTTCATTTTCCAATTATCTCTTTTAAAAGGAATTACTTGAACATAAGGAGTACCTCTTTTAAGAGTTGTATCAAGAACTGGGTATTTATCTCCATTCATTACAAACGGAAAATTTATTGGTAAAGAAAATGTATCGGTATTTACAATAGCTGGTATGATAGAAAATCTATCATCTTCATTATTCAAAGGGGGTACAAATAAACAAGAATATCCAGCAGGTGTTTTTATAGTCCAAGGGTTGAGAAGTTTTTGTATAGGAAATTCTAAATTTTTTTTATTAATAGGAGATCCTTCAACTTGCCTTGGGTGATGTGTTTGATCAACATCTTCAACATTTATATTTATATCTATTGTTTTTAATTTATCTTGTTGAGAGGGAATCATACGGCTAATTATTTTATTGTCTTCTAACACATTATTTTTTAGTATTATATCTTGTGGCAGACTTAAAACATATCCAGTAGTCAGACTATCCATTACAGGTACACAACCTTTAATAGTTAGTTTAGTTGCTGAGTGTTGTAATTTTTTATACCACTGAGGAATATTTAATTTAATTGGTTTTGGAAGATCTTCCTTCAAATTTACGTATTGATGATTAGCTTTAAATTCAATTATATTTTGTAGCATGGTTGCTACAGTATAATCAAATTAAGGTATCTGTAAAGGGTGATAATAACTTATACCGTTATTTTCACAATATTTTTCCCAAGTAACTGCCATAGGAAAACTTAATGTAGAAGTATCAAAACTTGTTAGATAATTTCTGTAAGATTCAATTGAACTAAATAAAGGATTGCTTGCACTGTTTGGTGCGTTAATAAAAGCATTACAAATTCCCACAACATCATTTAAATATGCATTTACTTGATCTGCCGCAGTAAAAAAAGCAGGACTGCTACCAGGATCCTCTGGTGGAGTTGGCTCATCAGTAGGTAACGTATCTACAAAAGTATAGTTAGTGCCATCCCATGATGAAATTGTTTTCATGCCAGTTTTTAAATTATTAAAATCTGAATCACTTACATCTACGATAATATTTTCTGTATCTAGATTAAGATTATTTTTATCTGCATCATTTGCAGCTATTCTATAAATTTTTGTATAATCTGTTTCGTTTGGGTTAATTATAAAATATGCCATAATTTAAATCCTTAATTAAGATCGTTTTCATAATAAAGTAAAAAACCACCACCACCTATTGTTGCTGGAACATCTCTTTTTCCACCTGTACCACCAACTCCAAAACCACTAGCGTCAAAAAAGAAATTTTTAGGGAAAGTTTGTGTTACACCTGGGGCGTTTCCAGGTGAACCAGTGTTTCCTGGGGATCCACTAGGCGAACCGTTACCGCCATTAGAACCGTTTACTGTAAACTTACCAGTTAAGGTAGTAGCTCCTCCAACTCCTCCTGGTTGACCACCGTGATTACCACTGTTGCCTGCAGCTCCTCCGCCACCTACAGTGTAGGCGACTGCTGAACCACCGGTTAAAGTACCTTCGTAATATCCAAAAGCTCCAACGCCTCCATTTCCACCCCTTCTACCATATGAACCAGCTCCGCCTCCGCCTCCGCCTCCGCCAGAAAATGCGTATGCAACAAAAGCGTTTGAACCAGGATTACCTGGTGTGTTTCCAGTTGCTGGACCATTTGCTAATATTTTAAAACTTAATGCTCCACCTCCAGCAGCACCTGAAGATGCAGCTGTTAATCTTCCTTGGGCATCTACGGTAATAGATGATGAAGTATAAGATCCTGCAGTGACACCAGTGTTTGCAAGTTTGTCAGCAGTTACTGCATCATTCTTTATTTGTGCGGTATCGACTTCATTATCTTCGATATCACCATTATCTATTACTGTATTTCCATTTGAAATAATACCCATAATGTCTCCTTAAATTTTTTCTAGTTTCAATCTAAATTTTTCATTAGATTTATTATTAATTAAGTATATATTGTCGGAGCCTTCCTGTAAAGTCCAGCTACCTTTAGAGCCGTCAACTATATTGCCTTTTTCTTTATGCTCATTATTTAAGTGTAAATCTCCAGTATAAATGTTTCTCCATACGTTGCCAGAGGCACCTAAATCAAAAGCGTCATTAGTACCAGGCTCTATATTACCCGAAGCCGTAATAGCACCCGAAGTAATAGCACCAACAGTACCTAAATTAGCGTTTACATCAATAATGTTTGTTCCATTACTATATAAAATTTTTATACCCTTATCTGTAGCAGAAAAAGTTACACCCGTACCTGAAACAGTTTTAAACTCAACTGTGTGAGCACCTGAAGTTCCGTTTTCTATAAAATATATTTTTTCAATTCCGTCTGGAATAGTAACAGTTTGATTTCCAGTAATTGTTCCTGTAAATTTTATAACTGCGTTTCTTGCATTTGAAATAGTTGCATCAGACATCACAAGGTTTGTTGTTTGTACTCCACCTGCAATAGATATA